TTTAGACTTATCCAAGAATTACGGCCCGATTGGGTTATTGGAGAAAACGTTGCTGGCCTCATCCACCTGGGCTTGGACGAAGTACTCACTGACTTGGAAAACGCGGGCTACACCACAAGGACGTTTAATATTCCAGCTTGCGCGGTCGGCGCACCACACCAACGGTATCGACTCTGGATCATTGCGCACCGCCTTAGTGGGAGAGAACCCGAACCAACCCGACCCGAACAACAAGGTTTCGACTTCGGAGATGTGGGCAACACCGAACACAATGGATCATCTGCCACCACGGGACGAGGAGGATTGCTCAACGAATCAGAACAATCGCAAGGGACGGACGCGCTCGGGAAATTTGCGAGAACAAGTAGTACACGAGAAGATGTGGCCGACACCGAGAGCAAGCGGTCAGGAGAATCCCGAGTCTTTAATAAAACGCAAGGGCGAGAAGGCGGCGGCAAAACACAACTTAACCGCAGCAGTGAAGATGTATCCAACGCCAACGACTCGAGATTGGAAAGACACGGGGAATTTACAGAACACCCAACAAAGGAAGGACGGACGGATACGCAACGACAGTCTTCCGAGAGTGATAGCACAACAAATCTTTCCGACTCCGAACGCGTGGGACGGGAAACGGGGTCCGCAGAGCATGGAAACTTTGCGAGACGGGAATCATCAAGTGAATCTGATAGATGCAATAACACACGACAAGACGAAACCTTCGCCGAAGGATGGTGGGAGTCTGAACCCCAAGTGGGTCGCTTGGCTCATGGGATACCCCACCGAGTATCTCAGCTCAGTTCCTTGGGAAACTCGGTCGTCCCGCAAGTCGTCAAAGAAATCGGATTAGCAATAATGGAGGCAGAACGTGGCAAAAAAACGTGATTTCTTAATGGAATTGGATTGTTTAGAAGGAGCCTTGGTCGAAGCACGGCGTTTATACTTGCAAGGAGCCAACCCCCAACAAATCTTAGATGAGATGAAAGTTGACAAAAAAACAGATAGTTGGATAATAGCAGTAGCACATATGGCCGGATGGTGGTATCGTGAGCGAGACAAAGATAAAGGAAACGCATGAGAGTTTTATCATTAGGAGCAGGAGTTCAAAGCAGCGCGTTAGCTTTAATGGGTGAAAAAGGAGAAGTTCCTAAACCAGACTGTGCTATTTTTGCTGATACCCAGGCCGAACCAAAAGCTGTATACGATTGGCTTGAATGGTTACAAACACAATTATCTTATCCCGTACATATAGTAAGTCATGGTGATTTATACCAGGAAATGATTGATGTAGCAGAGGGTACAAGTAAGTATAAGTTTTTAAATGTTCCGGTGTTCACGATTACAGGTGAGCGATACAAAAAAGGTTTATTAAAAAGACAATGCACCACGCACTATAAAGTATTACCTGTCAATCAAAAGATTAGACAACTTCTGGGAGTAAAACCCAGACACAAAGTTCCTAAAGATGTCAAGGTACAATTACAAATGGGTATCTCATATGATGAAATGGTACGTATGAAACGCAGTCGGTTTTCGTATGTAACAAATGAGTTTCCTTTAATAGAAAAACGATTACGCCGTCATGACTGTATAGAGTGGATGGAGAAACATAATTACCCTAAACCACCACGTTCAGCGTGTATCTTTTGTCCTTATCACACTAATACAGAATGGAGACGTGTGAAAGAAAACAAAGAAGAATGGGATAAAGTAGTTGTTTTAGATCATGCAATACGTAATGCTACTAAAAAAAGTAAAGATGAAGTATTTTTACATTCGGACAGAATTCCGATTGATGAAGTTGATTTAAGTACATGGGATGAATTAGGTCAACCAGACTTATTTTTTTATAACAAAGATGACTTTGGTCAACTTAATAATTGTGATGGGATGTGTGGTGTTTGAATATAATTGTACGTTACGAAGAGTTGTAGATGGAGATACAATCGATGTCGATGTGGATTTGGGATTCAAAGTTACGTTATCAAACGAAAGAATTCGCTTACAAGGAATTAATACGCCGGAGTCGCGCACAAAGAATAAGGAAGAAAAAGTTCTTGGTTTGGCTGCGAAAGCACGGCTTAAAGAATTGCTTCCGAAAAAGTTCGTCGTCAAAACGGTGAAGGACGGCAAGGGCAAGTTCGGGAGGATCCTCGCGGTGCCTTTTGTAGATAACGAAAACATATGCGAAAAGTTAATTAGTGAGGGTCATGCTCGAGAGTATCACGGAGGTAAAAAAGAATCGTGGACTCCTTGGAAAGTACAACCTACTCATTATCGCTAATGTTTAACAAAGATAGCGTCTAGTTCATACCCCATTGCCTGGAGTAATAATTCCATTTTATAAATAGAGGGTTCTGAAATCTTTTTTCTTTCATAATTTTCTATGGTAGACACACCAACACCAGACTCTTCAGCTAATTGAACTCTTGACAAACCAGATTTTTGTCTTAACTCAAAAAGAATATTAGCCCAATGTTCTTGTTTCTTTTCGGGAGGATTACCCGTAAAAGCATCTTCTCCCCATGCTTTATTATTACCATCAACCAACAAACAAACCTTTAATTTATAGTAGGTTTTTTTTCTGAATACTCTTGAATTACGCCTTCAAAACTATCATCCTTCCCTAACGCTAATCCTAATGTAGTATGCTGCAACCGTGCCATTAAATATGCAGCTTCTACAAGACCCATATCTTTACTTGCTAACTCTAGCGCAAGTCTAAACAAAGTAACAACTTTTAATTGTTCAGGAATAGTTTTAGAACGAGCAACAAACTTTTCTGTCTCTTCATAAAAAGTAATAAGCTCCTGGGGTTCAAAATCAAGAGGCATGATTTTTATACACTTCCCGTAGTAATTCTACGTCAGAAGGTAAATCATCTGCTAATTCTACAAGAAAAGCTATTTGTTGTGCCGGAGACCTATGAGATGTTTTAGATAATTCTTTTAAACGTTCCCATGTGTTAATTGGTACTGCAACACTTTTATATTTATTTATGTCTGGCATTATAAACTCCTTATGTTAGCCATTGTTTAAGTTCTTCACCCATAACCACACTTGCTATATCCATTTTACTTCTTAAAGATTTAACTATTTTATCGTCAATAGTTTTTTCAGCAATGAGATCAATGTAGGTAACGTGCTTAGTTTGTCCAATACGATGGCATCGGTCTTCTGATTGCATACGTACGGCCAAATCAAAACTGTTTGCAAAATACACTACAGTTTCTGCAGCGGTCAATGTTATACCATAACCGCCGGTTTGTGGATTGCCTATAAAAAATTGAGCTTCTCCGTTTTGAAATTGCTCAATGGCACCACTTCTTTCTTCATCAGTTGTATCACCGTAATAACTTACAGCGGACAAGGGTCCGTAAACCTTGATTAATTCATTTTTTATTCTTTCAATATCATAACGAAAACGAGACCAGATAATAACTTTACCAGAAATATCTTCTAAACATTCCATCAATTCTTTTAATCTATTATCTTTTATGTCGACAACTTTACCTTCATCTGTTTTCGTATGCCCTGACAACACTTGTTGTAATCTTATTAACTGGGTCATGACGTTTGGGGCTGTAAGAAAGTCATCGTCCCCCAAATGTGCCAGAGCATATTCCTTTATCTCGTTATATATGCGTGCTTGATCGGGAGTCAACTGAACTTGCCTTTGCGTATAAATTTTATCCGGTAAGTCCAAACAATCCGCTTTCATGACACGAGAAGAAAATTTTTTAATAATATCAGACAAAGCATCAAGATTACGATACCCTACTAACATATTAAAAGAATGTGATCCTACTGATCGTTTCTTCAAAATTGCATAACGGTATTGGAATTGAAAGTAATTATCTCCTACATCTTCTCCTAACAAAGTTGGATGTAGGAAATTACATTGCGCCCATAAATCCATAGGCGATTGTGTGACAGGAAAACCAGTAAGAATACGCTTGTACTTAGCTTTTTTTCCTATCTTTATTACGGCTTTTGTACGACGAGCCTTTGGACTTTTAATAGCTGTGGATTCGTCAATAGCTAATAAACAAGTCCCCTGGTCCAACACTTTGTCTAAAAACCGTGTGCCTTTAGGCGTTGAAAGAGCCTCAATGTTCATAACCAAAACTCGTAAATGATCGGTTTCTTTAGGTTCTAACAACAACGCTAAATTTATTTTCTGTTCTTTCGTAGGTGTAGAAGTCCACATACAAATGTCTTGTTCTATACGGTCAGGCATGTGAGCAGGTATTTCTATTGTAGCCCAGTTTCTATAAACACCTTTAGGAGCAACAACAATAAACGTATCTATAAGTCCACGTTCATAAAGTATGCCTGCATTATCAATGCAAACTTTAGACTTGCCCGTACCCATTTCCATAAAGTATGCCCAGTAAAGAGCACTCCAAGATAGTTTCAAAACATCGGCTTGATGCTGAAAAGGTTTTGTTTTAAAAACGTACTTCAATTATTTTTGTTTTTTCATTTGTTTCTTTAGTTGTATAATTAAAGCTTCTGTAGTTCTTCTTTTATCTAATTCTATTCCTATGCTGCGACCCTTAGTTTCTAATTCGTCTTTTGTCATGTCTTCAATAGGTTTTTCTTCCATTGCTCCAAACAACCAACCCAGAAAACTATTTTTTTTAAATTGCATATGATGCTCCATTTGTTATGTATTATAGTATATCTACCATGAAAAACTATGATATGCAAATTATTTTCTTTACAATCATAATAATATATATTACTTTTATTCTTACGTAGAAATCGAAGGAGAATTTATAATGAAGAACAACGAAATTAAACTACAACAATCTGAAATTTTTGAAATAGAAAAATTTAAAAATTATAAACCAATCCATAAATTATTAGATTCATTAATGCCTACTATTGATTATGAAGATTCTAAAAGTGATTGTGTTAATTTACCTATTGCTTTGGGATTGCAAGCAAGGGCATCTATTTTTGGTTATGGTCTTACAAAAAAAAATTATGGTTTTAAATTTGTTACAAGGGTAAAGGGTGATAGATTTTATGTTTGGAAAGTTGATGATACTGTAAATCAACAACAAGTAGTTAATATTCATAAACATTATCAACCTAAAGATTATGACAGTAATGGAATAATAATGACGTCTGGAAGTAGTGGTGGTACTTTTGCACGCGCTTTTAGCAGTAGTACTTACACAGTAGTAAATGAAAAAAAATGAAAAAAGTATATGTAGCACAAGAAAATCCAAGGGTGGATATTGTTTCTGCCACACAGTGGGGAGATTTAATTCCCTTAACGAATCAATCCGATCAACTGCATCTTAATCCAGGAAGGCTTGTAGAACAAATTAAACGCAAGCTGCGGACTTTTGATGAAAGTGATTGGTTGTTAGCAATAGGCGACCCCGCAATAATAGGTGTTGCTTTTGCGATCGCAGCTGATGCAAACTCAGGTAGAGTAAACATTCTTAAATGGGATAAAATAGAAAGACTTTATTATCCTGTTCGTTTGTCTATTCGAGGAGGCATTGAAGAACTTAACCATTAACCTGTAGAGGAGATACTATGACCATAGATAATAAGAATGACGTTTGGAAAAATGTTACAGCAGATGCAGAATCCTTTGAATCATTATCGACCGAGGGGGGAAAAGAATTAAGTGACTTAATTCGAGCTACAGCAGAACTTGATATTAAAGTTGCAGATCTGGAAGAAGATTTAAAAACTTTACGTGCAAAACGTCAAAAATATTTGTTTGATTTAATTCCGGCAAAGATGATGGAAATGGGTATGGACAAAGTAGTGGTAGACGGAAGTTCCGTATCACTGTCTAACTTTGTGCAAGCTTCCATGCCTAAAGATCCTATTGATAAAGTTAATGCTTTAAACCATTTACGTGAAATAGGATGCGAAGACTTCATTAAGAATAAAATTGAAGTTTCTTTTGGAATTAACGAAGACAATAGTGCAAAAGCATTACAAGCCGATTTAGATGATAGAGGTTTGGATACAACTGCACGGACGTGGATTGAGCCTCCAACTTTAAAAAAATTAATTAGAGAAAGAGTCGAATCTAATCAAAATATTAACTTAGAATTGTTCAATGCTTTTGTTGGACAAGTAGCAAAAATTAAGGGAGAAAAATAATGGCCGAGAATAAAACACCAAGTAGTACAGATTTAATGAAAGCTTTTGAAGCGGATTCTGGAAGTGGGTTTGAAGAAATGTCAAACGCAGATATTCAAATACCTTTTATTAGAATAATCCAAGCACTGAGTCCTCAACTTAAAAAGACAGACCCAGGGTTTATCCAGGGGGCTTCACAAGGAGATATCTTTAATACTGTGACTAAAAAGTTTTGGTCTGCGGAAGAAGGTATTGAAGTTATACCCATATACTATCAACTTAAACTTTTAGAGTTTGTACCTAGAACTCAAGGTGGAGGTTTTGTTGGCGAACTCAACTCTGCTTCACCAGAAGTACAGAAAGCAGTAAGAGACAAAGATACGGGATTAGAACTTTTAGATAATGGTAATGAGTTAGTAAGAACTGCTCAACATTATGTAAAGGTAATGCACAAGGACGGGACTTTAGAAAATGCAATTGTTGACATGAAGAAAACGCAATTAAAAAAGTCTCGTGGATGGAATTCTATTATGATGATGCAAAAGTCTAATGGAGTTACTTTGCCTTCTTTCTCAAACATTTATAAACTTACATCTTCTGAGGATGGTAATGATAAAGGGTCATGGCATTCATGGTCTATAAGTCATGCCAGACAAATAGATAGTATGGAAGCTTATAACGATGCTAAAGGTACGCATACGAGTATTAAAAGTGGAGAGATGCGAGTAGCATTACCGGCTGATGCTAACTCTGACGAAGTTCCATTCTAGTTGGATAGTGACCCTCTGCAAAGGGGGTCACACTTCTTATGAGTAGTAATGCAAAACGTTTCTTGGATCTATTTAAAGGATTTACGGGGGCACACGGACAAACAGAGGTTTTAAAAAACCAACGGAATGGTAAGCAACAAGCGAAATACGTTATTGTTCGTGAACCGTTGACCGTGGATCTTGTGCAGTCACACTTAGACGGCAAGTTAGGAATAGGCAGTATACCCATAGATGAAAATAATCAATGCTTATTTGGAGCACTTGATATTGATGATTACAATTTAGATTTACCTAAAATAGCCAAAAGCATTAAACGATTAAAGTTACCATTAACTGTGTGTCGGTCTAAGTCAGGCGGTGCACATTTTTATATATTTTTAAAAGAAAAAATATCTGCAGCAGAATTACGCGATAGGTTGTCAGAGTTCGCATCAGCCCTGGGGTTTGGTCAATGTGAGATATTTCCTAAGCAAGAGGAGGTAATAGTAGAACGTGGCGATGTAGGAAACTTTATAAACCTTCCTTACTTTAATAGTACACATACAACACGTTACGCAATTACATCTAACGGTGATGACATTCTATTAGAAGATTTTCTTACTAAAGCAGAAAAAAATCGTATTAGTTCTCAACAATTAAAAGAATTACAATTAGGAGTAAGTCCAGATGTTTTACCTCAAGGTCCTCCATGTCTACAACAATTAACTGAATATGGGGTTCCAGAAGGCGGAAGAAATAATGCTATGTTAAACGTAGGGTTGTTTTATAAAATGTCAAGCCCAGATGCTTGGAAAGATTTACTTGAAAAACATAATCAAGAGTATTGTACTCCACCGTTGCCCGCCAAAGAAATAGTAACCATACAAAATCAGTTAGAAAAAAAAGAATATTATTATACGTGCAAACAAGAACCGTTAAAGAGTCATTGCAATAAGTCTATGTGTCGTTCTAGGAAATACGGAATAGGTTCTGGTCAATCCTTTCCTACATTAGGTGGTCTTACTGTTGTAGAATCAGAGCCACCTGTTTGGTTTATTGATGTAGACGGAGCACGATTAGAGTTAAGTACACGTCAATTACAAATGCAAGTAGATTTTCAACGGGCTTGTATGGAACAAATGTATAAAATGCCCGCACGTATGAAAGATAATGAATGGCGAGAATTAGTAGATATTTTACTTGACACGGCCACACGGATAGCTGTTCCAGAGGAGTTAACACAAAAAGGTCAATTCTATGAACTTATGGAATCGTTTTGTACTGCACGATTACAAGCACGAAGTCCTGAAGAAATATCAACGGGTAAACCTTGGACAGAAGAAGGGTTCACTTATTTTAGATTAAGTGCCTTACAAGATTTTTTAAAGAGAAATAACTTTACGATATATACACGCGGTCAGATTACAGAAAGATTAAAAGAAATGAACAATGGCGGAACAGCTGACAAACAGTTTCGTTTTAAAGATAACAAAGATAAATGGCAAACAGTTCGGTGTTGGTTTGTACCTGAGATAAAAAAAGGTGAGGTAGAATTACCAGAAGTAACCTTTAAGGAAAACGATGAGGAGCCACCATTTTGAGTTTAACTGTAGTGCCTATGTCAATAGCTGAAGCAAATGAATTTGTAAAAAACTTTCATCGTCATAATAAACCTACTCAAGGGGGTAAGTTTGCAATAGGTGCCATAGTAGAGCAATTGTTTGGTGTGGCAATTGTAGGTAGACCTATATCAGCCACATTAGATAATGGATTGACTGCTGAAGTTTTAAGAGTATGTGTTTTAGATACTGCTCCTAAAAACACTTGTTCTTTTTTATATGGAAGGTGTTGGCGTATCTGGCAACAAATGGGCGGTAAAAGAATGGTTACCTATACATTACAAACAGAATCTGGATCTAGCTTAAAAGGAGCCGGTTGGAAGATACTAGGAGAAACGCAACCTCACAATACCTGGAAAAACAAAACAAAAAGAGATGGCATAAAAAGAGATTGGCAACCTATCTATGGTCAGTTAAAATTTAGATGGGAGCCCTCAAGTGAATGAAATAAAAACAATATTAGGTCCACCTGGGTGTGGCAAGACACAAACAAATTCTAATTTAATTCAGGAATATATTAAAGAAGGAGTCGATCCTAATAAGATAGCCTGTGTATCGTTTACTAAAAAAGCAGCTACAGAAAGTCGAGAACGTGTTTGTAACGATTGGAATATAGAAGAAGATCAACTACCTTATTTTCAGACATTACATTCTATGGCTTTTAAATCATTAGGCTATAAACCTTCGGATGTTATTCGTTCAAGTGATATCAAACACATAGGATACGAGGTGGGTTTAGATTTTAGTAGTAGCACTTCTGATGCAGAAAGTGACTTTGACTACATAGGGTACAAAAAAGGAGATGCCTATCTTAATATGTATCAGTTATCACGAAGTAAAAATAAATCATTAGAAGATGTTTTTCAAGAAACCGGAGACTATAATTTACATTACAGTGAACTTACGCAACTTATACGTGCTTATAAAAGTTATAAGAAAGTCCATAAAAAAATAGATTTTACAGACATGATAGAAGAATTTGTACTGCAAGACTCTCCACCAGATATAGATGTTTTGATTGTAGATGAAGCCCAGGACTTATCTACTTTGCAATGGAAAATGATAGATGTATTACGTAAAGGTCCTTCAACACAAATATTTACAGGAGATGATGACCAAGCTATAATGAATTTTCAAGGGGCTGATGTTAAAGCTTTTTTAAATGCGACAAAGGAAAAAGAAGTTTTGAGTCAATCGTATAGAATTCCACCTCCAGTTTTTGATTTAGCTCAGTCTATTGTATTACAAATAGAAGATAGAGCTCCTAAAAAATGGCAACCTAATCCTAAAGAAGGTTCGGTTAATTTTCATTTACGATTAGAGGATGTTCCTATTGACGAAGGTGAGTGGACAATACTTGCTAGAACTAATCGTATTTTAGATAGATATGCAGCAGAACTGATAAACGAGGGATGGATCTATAGTAGGAACGGTCATCCTAGTATTCCTAGAAAACATTACGAAGCTATCATAGCGTGGGAAAATTTGTGTAAAGGAAAAGAAATAACGGTGCAAGAAGTTCGTACTATTTATTCTTTGATGGATGTAGGAGAAGGATTTAAGCGAGGGTTTGGCCCACGATCTCAATCTTTACTAAACATAAGCGGAGATATGTTGTTAACTATAGACTATATGCGTAGTGACCTGGGGTTATTGGTCGATGGTTCTAAAAGATGGCACCAAGTTCTTGGGAAGATAGGATTACAAACACAAAATTATATTTTAAATGCTTTAAAACGTGGGGACAATGTGAGGTCTCCTCGCCTTAAATTAAATACCATACACTCTATGAAGGGTGGTGAAGATGATAATATCTTATTGGTTCCTGACATTTCTTATGCAGCATACAAAGAATATGAAAGGTTTCCTTCTACAGAACATAGGGTCTTTTATGTAGGAGCAACTCGAGCAAAACAAAATTTACACATTATGCAACCTCAAACGGAAAGGTATTATGACTTATGAAAATATGGGATAAAGGCGGAGATTATTATAAAGATTTTAAAATACAACCCGCACAATTTATAAATGTTAATAACTTATCTTTTGCTGAAGGAAACATAATTAAATATATTTGTAGACATCCTAAAAAAGGTAGAAAGGAAGATATATTAAAAGCAATCCATTATTGCGAAATGATACTCGAACGCGATTATGGAAGCCAGAACAATGTATGAGCAGGATTTATTTAACGAACCTACATGGGTTCCTCCCGTAGAATTACCAGACCTTTCTCAAGAAACTATTATAGCCATAGATGTAGAAACACGTGATCCTAGATTAATCTCTCATGGACCAGGGTGGACACGCAATGACGGTAACCTTATAGGAATAGCCGTTTCTTCTTCTAAATGGACAGGATACTTACCAATTGCTCATGAAGGCGGAGCAAATTTATCTAAAAGTCTTGTTATACGTTGGTTAAAAGATCAATTAAAACACGGTATGTCTGTGGTATTTCATAATGCACAATACGATTTAGGATGGTTAGCAAGCGAGGGAATTGAAATTCCAGGAACAATACTTGACACTATGATTGCAGCACCTTTGTTAGATGAGAATAGATATTCGTATTCTCTTAATGCTTTAGGAGCAACGTATCTGGGTGAAAAGAAAAAAGAAGATGAATTGCGGATGGCAGCAAGTCAGCATGGCGTAGACGCTAAAAAAGATATGTGGAAACTTCCGGCTTCTCGTGTAGCTGCGTATGCAGAAACAGATGCACGGTTAACATTAGAGTTATGGCATGTGTTAAGACGCAAATTAGCTGCTGAAAACTGCGGAAAAATTTTAGAACTAGAATTAGCTTTATTACCTATTATTTTTAAAATGCGCCGTCAAGGAGTGCGTGTGGATTTAGAACAAGCTGAGGCCACTAAAAAATTGTTAGAAGGTAAAGAAAATAAACTTTTGTTAGAGGTTAAAAAAGAAACAGGAGTGGACATTGAACCATGGACAGCGACTTCTTTAGCTCAAGCATTTGACAAGTTAGATTTAACATACGAACGAACAGCTAAATCAGATGCACCAAGTTTTACAAAACATTTTTTAAAAACGCATAAGCATCCTATTGCTAAAAAGATATTAGAGATAAGAGAGTACAACAAGGCTAATACTACGTTTGTTGAGACTATACTGCAACATCAGTATAAAGGACGTATTCATTGTGAATTTCATCAATTACGTTCAGGAGACGGTGGTACAGTTACAGGTAGATTTTCTTCAAGCCATCCTAATCTTCAACAAGTTCCCGCTCGACACCCAGAGATTAAAGAATTGATTAGAGGTTTGTTTGTACCAGAGGAAGGATGTAAATGGGGAAGTTTTGACTACAGTGCTCAAGAGCCTAGATGGTTAATGCACTATGCCTCACTAACACCAGACACAAAAGATAATCCTAGGGTTAAAGAGATAGTTACTTCTTACCAGGAAGATGATATTGATTTTCACCAAATGGTAGCGGACATTGCAGGAGTAGAACGTAACTTAGCCAAGACTATTAACTTAGGAATTATGTACGGCATGGGTATTGGTAAGTTGGCGGGTATCCTTGGAGATATTCCCTTTGATGAAGCTAAAGCGTTACGGAATGATTACGATGAGAAAGTTCCTTTTATTAAATCTATAGCTTCTACAGTTATGGCAGTTGCTACGGCTAAAGGAGAAATTCATACATATATGGGTCGTAAATGTCGTTTTCCTATGCGAGAACCTAAAGGATTCGGAGGATTTAAGAAAGTTATTCATATGGATAAATTAGAAGAAGAGTGGGAAAACATACAAGACACACCATTAGAAGAACGTGATAAAGATTGGCGTAAGAAAAATCCTATTAACTACCAAGTAGCTTTTACCTACAAAGCTCTTAATCGTTTAATCCAAGCTTCGTCAGCCGATCAAACTAAGCGTGCCATGAAAGATTGTTTTGACCAGGGACATTTGCCTATGATTACAGTTCATGACGAATTATGTTTTTCTGTAAGAGACGAAGAACAAATTAAAAACATTAAAAAAATTATGGAAAATTGTTTTCCAGAAATGAAAATTCCTTCTCGTATTGATGTAGGAGTGGGAGAAAACTGGGGTAAAGCAAAGTAGATGTTTCACGTGAAACATTAAAGCTTGACATATACCATTATCTCCCATACAGTAATTTTTAGAAAGGGAGAATAAATTATGGAACTTACTTTAAAATTAACAGAGTTAGAGCACAATGTTTTACAGGTAGCTGTTCAAAGTAAAGCTGAAGAACTACAAAGCTGTTTAACAGATGCTGAACAATATGATAAGGAAGCGGTTAAAGATCTTAAAGATTATTTAAAAGCTTGCAAGACATTGGAAAAGATGGTACTCTAATAATGCTAGACAGCTATTTATTTAGCTTCGGAAAACCAGGTGTTTTAATTAATGCCTGGTTTTTTTATTGTCCTGCAAGAGGATTATTAAGAGCACGTTCAAGAAGTTTAATAATTCTATCTTCAAGTTCTTTTAGTTTGACATCTATAGTTTCATTACGTCGTTGTGCATCGGATTCTATAGCAGTTCTTTTACCATCAAATCTATCTTCTGCATGTTGTATTAAAGTTCTTACATCATTTTCTGCTGTACGTTGACTGCCTCTTATTTCTTGTTCCGTGGTTCTCGATCTCTTATCCACGTTACTTATAGCATCCATAACTTGATTTATATCCTTACGCAGTTCATTACGAATATCCCTAGCATCACCTTGAGCCGCTTGCACAAGTTCTAACGCAGTTGATATTTCTGACTGTAACAACGTATTCATATTAGTAATCTCGTTTTCTATTTTAATTTCTAAACTTTCTATCTTTTCATTTGTTACATTAACCGTTGTGTTAAAGTCGCTTAATTGTTTTTGAAAGCCACTTAAATCAGGAGCTGTGTAATTTGCTATCTTATCTTCCATAGCAACCCATCGGGCATATCCTTCAAATCCTGCCCATATTGCTCCACCTATTGTACCTAGTAATGGGAATATCAATAATAGCTTACCCCCTTTTACTTTAATTCCTTTGTATTCTACTTCACTACTCATACTGGGCTCCTAGCATTTTTTCAAAGACCAAACTATCTCTCACGCCAAAATAATTTGCTAAAGGATCTTGTAACATAGTATTTGCATATATTTCTTTTGATTCATACCAGGTAGGTTGCACTTGTGTTGGCACTTGTTGGTATGTTGTAATGTCTGCACCCAGAGCATTAACTAATGCTAATGTTGTTAATTGTGCTACTGCATCATATTGACTATCAAAACTTTGCATAATCTCTTTAGCTTTTTCTTGTTTAGCTTCTTGTTTTTTAGTGGGTTTATTTTCTTCAGCTTTAGCTTCTTTTACTTCTTCTTTAGGCTCTTCAGTTTCTTCTTTGGCCTCTACTTTTTCTTCAGTTTCTGTTTTTTCTGCTACTTCTTTTTCTTCGACAGGTTCTTCCGTTTTTTCTTCAACTATTTCTTTCGGTTCTTCTTTAGGCTCGTTTACAGGCTCGTCAGACGCTGTTGTTTCTGTAGTAGGTTCTTCTTCCTTAACTTCTTCTACAGGTTCTCCTGGCTCATTTACAGGGGACGAAATTTCTTCAGAAGGGCTCTCAGGCTTAGGTTCAGGCTCAACTACTGCTATTTCAGGTTCGGGCTGTGATTCTACTTCTACTGGTTCAGGTTCCGTGGGCATAGTGTCTGGCATCTCTACTGGTTCGACATTTGTATCGGAAACTGTAGTGTTTGGAACTTCAACAATTTCTGGTAAATCCATAACTTGTTGAATATCTTCCGTAATAGTTTCAACTGTTGCTACAGGTTCGCCAAGATTTAATGTAGGTGTAAATCCTGCATCATCTATTGCTTGTATTTCTATAGGTGCAACAGTAGTAGTTAAATCCACACTAGGCAAATCTACAGTCATAATAGCTATCTCAGGTATTTCTGGTGCTACAGGTTCTGGGTTTACTACGTTTGTAGTAACAACAGGTGTGTTTAAAATATTAGTAGCTGTATTATTAATTTCTGTTTGTATAATTTGATANAATATTTCTTCTGTAATTTGTGTAGTNATATAATTATANTTTACTAACAATTCTACATTATCAAAATAATAATTTTTAGCNCCNCCNACAGATACAAACAATTTATCTAATCCTCCTGCAAAATCATAGTTNCCTGCATAATTGTAAGAAGTATTAGANTTATGGTTATTGTAAGCAAAATCTGTTTTATCAGTCCATAATAAAACATTTTCGTTGTAACCTTTTAATTCAAAATACATAGAAGAATTAGATTGTGAGTGCCAACCATCTAAATTCCAATTTAACGCTCCTCCTTCTTCTATATGAAATTGTGATATACTTATATTTTGTTGAAACGTGGTTAAAGAATTTGACGTGCCTTTAGCACACCTGCCACCACCACTAAATTGTGAAGGACAATTTGGCATACTTGCAGATCCGATTCCCCCCCAATCCTGATCCATATCTCCCTCGTACCTAGTGGCTACGACACCTGTATCTCCGTCTAATATATCGCCTGTTGTTTTATTTTCAATAGTTGTTGTTGTAGTTGTAGTAGTGGTAATTTCTAAATCACCTTGCATCTCTGTTTCAGAAGTAGAAGTAGAAGTTGTGCTTTCATCTTGCATTTGAGCATTAGAGGAAAAGCAAAAACAAAAGAACACTAAAAATACCCAAAGCACCCTCATCAGTTATTATCTCCTCATCTTTAACATTTTCTTTAACCCATTTATCATAGTCAGGTCTTTTCTCTGGGTTCTCAGCCCAACCTTTTGCTGCCTCTAGCCCAATTTCTCCATAAAACGGACACGGTGTACCAGCCATTTCCATACTCGCAAACACCCTTTCATCCTGACATAACATAGCAACAGCACCAACTTTCATACCCATTGCAAATAATGCCCTAGATAATTTAAGTCTTTCACAATTTAAATCTCTTAAAGCAGCACCACCAGCTAAACCTAATATAGAACTTTGTAATGCAGCACTAGCAGCAAAACTACAGACATCTTGATTGTTAATAACTACACTAGGAGCGGATGCGGTACTTGGCGTACGGTCTACGGTCGTAGTGCCACTGACCGTGGATGAGGTAGAGGACACCGTGTTTGTCTGTGCGTATCCTGTACTACATAACGTAAGTAAAGCTAAAAAAATAGCTACGATTAATACTGCTATTAATTTGTTCATCATTATTCAACCCAAACTCCATATTCCATCAACTTAGCCAAACGTTCGCTTCGTGACTTTACTTGCGTTGCCCAAACACTTGACCGCATTTGATTGGAGGCTTCTGCCCAGTTTTTTTCTTGTAAAGCTTGAAACATTTTAGGCCATTTGTCAGGGTTAAATCGTGTTAATCCCATATTAAATAGCATATCTAATAAAACTGCCTGGCGTGTACTATCGAGTTCATTATAAATGTCCCAGGACTTAGCTTCTTGTTCTACACGATCTATATCAACATGTAACATGAACCGTGCTTCTTCTTCCGATATTCCTAAACCATCGCCTGCAACGTTTCGACCAACGCCAATGGTCGGGTGTCCCTGGGCCACGTCCCCTTTACTAAGGTTTTTTCCTGTTGCATCATCGTACACTTTTAATTTCATACCTTCATGAAGGATTAACATATTAGCAAGTTTGGTACGATCTATTGGCATTAACGTATTCCTAGAACTTTGTTAGTTTCTATTTCTCGTAAGACATCACGTCCTGCGCTTATTCCTTGGTTAACACCTTGATTAACATTTTGTTTGACTTCTTCTGGAATATTATCGTCAACTGTTTGCACAGTTTCGCTAATGCCTATTGCAGGAGCTTTTCGTAATTGTTGGTTAATAAGTTCTCTACGACGGCGTGTACCATAAGAAGTTATATCTTCTCCTAAATCTAAACCAAAACCTTTGCCTTCTCTTAGTAATCCTGTACGCATTTGAGGTTTTGTAAACCAATTTAAAACACGTCTACTACGTAATATTTTACCTAATCCGTAAATAGTTGCTACTTCACCAGCAAAAGAAGCGGGATTTGCTAATAAACGCATACCAGCACCGGCTATAAATACAGCTGGTGCAAGTCCAGCTTTACCTTTAAATGCTTGATTAGATACTAAAGCCGCATCTTTAGCTACTTTTAATAATCCATCTACATCTTTTTGACTTCCTAAAATATTTGCTAAAGCACTATTCTTATTCATTTTTTTTATGTTTGTTTCCATTAATTCACCAAAAGCACCCGTTTCGATAGATCCAGGAGTTATACCTTCTGGAAAACTATTATTAACAATACGAGCCATTGTCATATCTCGTATATTTTCTAAAGCAGCTTCGGCAGCTTCATCTCCTTGAGAAGCACGTATGCGCGTCATTAAAGTAGTAATATTATTTCCTTTATCTAACAAACCTGTAACTAATGTATCTACATCATCAATTTTACCACTGTTAATAGCTTTTAAAAACGCATCTTGCCCTTCTGCTTTTCCTTGTGCTATAGCTGTTTGCACTTTTCCTATTTCTTCACGAATTGCAGGAAGATACATATCATCTCCAATTTGAGAAATTTTTATAGGATTTCCTTTTTTTACAGTGTTAACAACCAAAGCATCTTGAGCCGCTTGATCTATTCTTTTAAAATTGTTTCCAAATAATATTTGAGCAACACCACTATCTTTTATTTTATTAAATTCAGTAGCAAATTTTCCTAGATTTGTTCCTGTTTCGTCTATGTTATTACGTAAACTTGTTCGTAACCATTGGTTTCCTAGCATATCACGAATACGGTCTTTAATAACAGGAGCTGATCGTCGAGCCGTAGCGTCTAATAAATTTATATTCATTTCAGAAGCTACTTGTTCTAAAATTCTTTTAGCTCCTGCATCGCCTGCTTTATCAGCTAAATTTGTAGCAGCATCTCCTACCCAATTAGGAATTCTTGGTATTATTTGTTCTAAACCTTCAGATTTTCGTAAAGCATTATAAGCAGTTACGTTTCCTTCTTCAGCAAGTGTTTTTAAAGATTGAAAAACTGCCGGTTCTGTACTTTGAATTTTGCCTACTAATTTACTAGAAGGTTCTACAATATTAAGCCACATTTTTAATTTTTCAGGTTGATTAGCATTAACAATAAATTGATTAATTTCTGACATATCTACAGCTACTTTACCTTCTACTTTTTTAATAATTAATTCTGCTGCTTCGCTACTAAATAACGCTTTACCGTCCGCGTAATGTTTATTAGCTTCGGCTAAAAGTTCATAACCTCTGCGTATTTCTTGGACTTTAGCAGGTGACTGAAAACCTTGAAAAGTTTTTACCGCTGCTCCGCCAATAGTGTCTATTCCTGTTGAACTTTTAAATGCGGCAGAACCTAAAATGTTTTGTTGATTTACAAGCATTTGATCTATAGATTCCGCTAATATTCCAGCTTGTTTAGAGGCCACCGTCCCTATTAACATAGGATTATTTCTTTCTGCATTTAAAGCACTTCGTAAACTATTAAGTTCCGTCATAGAAAAATTTTTAGATAATGGTTTTCCTGCTTGATCTACAGCTTTACCTGCAATTTTATCTTTTAATAATTTTATTAAAGGACCACCTAATATTCCTTGATTTCCTGCTACTTCAAAAATGTTTGATGTTAAATTGTCTAAAGCTTTTACTAATGGTGCAGGATTAAATTGACTACCTTCTAAAGCTTTTTCAGCATTTCTATATAAATATGCTGAATCTTGTTTAAATAAACGTGCTGCATCACTTAAAGCAATAGAAAAATCTTCTGCAAAAGCCCCTGTTAACTCTCCTGGTAATCCTTCATCTTTTAAATTTGTAGTAATAATTTTATTAATTTCTTTAAACTCTTTTTCTATTACTTCTGTTAAATGACGATTAGCTAACCGAATAGCCTCATCTGGGTCAGCCATTGTTTCTTTAATCGTATTACTAATAGCTGTAGCTTGGTCATTTAATAATTCTTTTGCTTCTGCTCTTGTAATATCTCCTCTTGTTTGTTTTGCTATAATTTCTTTTACATAATCTGAATTAGCACGCGCTGCTTTGCGACTAGGAAGAATAGCTTCATAAATAGCTTGCATTCTTCCTAAAAAAGCTTTTCCTGTTGCTTCTTCAATATTAGGACGCGCTCCTGCTTTTATAGCTCTATTTACATTTATTCTTGCTTCTTCTGTTGCAAATTTTACAGCTTTACTATTACTCATGCCATTAGCTACTAATTCTTCTATACGAGCTTCTGAAGGTTTTGGCCCTGGTCCTTTAAGTACTCTACGTCCTAACGCAAAGGCTCCTCTAAAAAGTCCTTCACCTACAAACATTGCACCTGCTTCCCAAGCCATATCTTTGTAAACATCTGTTTTAGATTGTAATTGAAAACCTTCTAAATGTTCTAAGTATTCATCAATACCTTTACCTGCAAACGCAGAACCACCCATTATAAGCATAGATGCAGGAATACCCACACCCGTACTAGCTATACCTGCTGCTAAAGTAGCTGTTAAAACACCTTTGTATTCTCCGCCAAACCGTGCAAAATCATAACGGCTCATGCCTTTACGATTAACTTGCATTGTACCACTATCAGGTAAATCATATTTCTTTTTAATTTCTGGAGCTATATTATCTAAGTTTAAAACATAATTATTTTGACCACGTCTTTCAAAACTATTAGGACCAAACTCTGAAGCTAATCGTGCTTCACGTTCTTCATCGTCATCAGCTTTTCCGTAGAAATATTGAAAACTTGCATTTGCTACTTCTAAATCTGGGTGCGTTAACGGTGGGCCTTGATCCTCTGGAGCTTGTCGATTTGCTCTTCTTTCATTAGCACGAGTTATTACATCGCTTGCAAATACAGGAGAACTTTCTTCTACAACTTCTTCTTTAACTTCAAATAATTCTGGTTTTTCTTCTTGCATTTTTTTTAATGCGTTTTGAATAGTTTCTGGATCTGCATCTCCAAAATCAATTTGATTTCCTGAAGGTAGTTCAATTACAGCCATTACTACTCCCACTCAATTCCGCGTTTAAACACGTTGTTTTCTGTGTCCCAAATATCTTCATACTTAAATATTTTTTGATTTCCAGCAGTAGTAGCTCTACCTCTTTGAGTAGGAAATAGACTTTTTCTAGCTCTTTGTAATTCTATACTTGGGTTAACGGGAGAATCTTTAACTTTAGTACCTTTACTCCACGTTGATTCTATACCTTGTAATTTTATAGTATTTAACTGTAAATCCTCTTGTATTTTTCTGTCAATAGATAGAATTTTTTCGTTAATTACATCTAAATTTAATCCTGTTGCTTTGTAATCGCCAATAAGAGCTGTTAATTCATTTACAAGTTTTCTATCATTATCAGAAATAGTTCTATTAGTTTCACCTAATATCTGCGTTAACATTTGGGTGCCTACTTCTTTCATTTTTTGATTATAAGCTTGTTTGTCTTTACTTCTCAAAGTATTAAGCTGTCCTTGATCCAACCCTAGAAAATTTAAAGCTTGGTCAAAACCACTTAATACTATACCTCGACCTCCTAAAACATCTCCATTATTAAGTAAATCTGCAGCTTGTCCTAAATACAACCGCATATTTATACCACTTTTCATATCTCCTAATGTATTAGTATACTTATCTCTCTCTTCAATCCAATTCGACATTTTTGCTCCAGAGGATGCTAGAGTAGCTTGAAAATCATTAAAAGATTGAAGTGTGTCTTCCATATCTTTAAATATAGCAGGTTGAACTACAGCTCCTGCTGGTAATTGAGCTAAAATTCCCTCATCAAATTGTGCGCGAGTAATTTGGAAAGCATCGCCTTTTATATATTCTTTGCCATTAAATGTAAACGGTGTACTTGTTACATAATCAAGAAGTGTTCTACCTTCTTTCTCAAGACCCTCTAATTTAACTCTTTCTTCATTTAGTCTTTGTAAAGCATATTTACTTCCTGCTAAAGCTACTTTCATTTCGTATTCACGTTTTTGTTTAGGATCATCTGCAAACTCATCTATTGTAGCTAATACGCCATTTGCAATATTAGTAATTGCATTGCCACTTTGCCCTGCTGCTACAGCCATTCCCATTTTAATCCACGCATTACCTTTTTCTTCATCAGACATACCTTGATACTCAGGCATAGCATTTTTAAATTCTTCTTTAAATTCTTCTAAAGTTGACGCTACTTTTGGTGTGTCATTAGCATTAGCGTTTGCTCGCACATCATCTACAATATTTGCATCAAAAGCATCATATAAATCTTTATCTGTAAAGTCATACGGGTCGTCTGGAGCTGTTTCTTCTGTTGTTGTTTCTTCTGTTGTTGTTTCTTTTGCATCGCTTTTATTATCGTCAGAAGAAGATTTTTTATCTTCTGGTACTAATGACATGCCATTTGTAATAGATAACATGTCTATAGCTTCACTTTTATCAGGTATATTTGTCATATTTGAAGATTGTAACTCGGTAAGTTTTTCTTCTACTTCCTCTACAGGAGATTTTTCTTCTTCTATTTTTTCCGAATCAAGCTGTACAGTATCATCATCAAAAATCAAAGGTTCTCCTGCTAAAACAGAACCTCTTTTTATGTTTAATTCTGGATATTCTCTTGCACCTATATCCATAGTTACAGGAGATTTTACTTCGTATATATCTTCTTCACTTTGACGACCCATTACCGCTATTTCTGTTTCGCCATTAGCGTTTCTTACTACAATAGTTCCATCAGGCAAAACCATAGGTTTAGTTGGATCTTGAGTACCTTGTTCTACTCTTCTATCAAATAACTCTACAGCTCCTTTTTGGTCAATTTTTCGGCTAAATCTATTTCCAGGAGCATCCGAAAGTCCAAAAGCACTTGGAGACAATCCTGCAAACATACCTAATCCTTCATTTTCTACTATTTCTGCTTCTTCTTGAGACCCAGATACAGGAATACGTACAACGTCTCCTGCTTCATTTGTAGTATATGAAATACCTCCTGGAGCATAATTAGCAACACCACCTTGGTTCATTAGGTTTGTACTTTGGACATTGGACCCATACATTTGGCTCCCTACGTTAATACCATTCGTTAGATTATCTCTAGCTTGACTCGCTAACACATCAACTAAAGGTTGGGAAGACGCTAAAATTCCAGACGCTACAGGAGCTCCTGGTTTAGTCATGCCCATACCTCCGTTAAACATTCTTCTTTGTATAACATTTGATCGAATTGGTCTTCTCATAATACGTTCCCTATCCTGTCGCAGATTTAAAGATATCTCCTAACGGATTTCCCAGTTTGTTTTGTAAACCATATGCTGCAATTCCCATACCTAAAGCTTGCGACATAGGACTTGGTGACGGAGCTTGTTGATATCCTAATGCAGATTGCGCTGATCCTATAGAAGGTTTAAAGATATCACTTACAAAAGCCATTCTTTGATAAGGCTCATAGGCTTGCGCTAATTCATTAGCACGGGTAGCATCTAATCCACGTTGCGCTTGTTGTTGATTTAACGCTCCTAATTGTGATAAAATACCTACTTCATTTGCTATAGCTCCTTGGCCCATGGATGTTAGTCCGGCTTGCGCTGACCCAAACGATCCAATGCCTTTACCTAATCGTTCGGCTTCGGCTCCTGTTGTTTGACCAAGTTGTCCTAATAACTGGGACACATTTTGTTGACGCGCTTGTTGATTTTGAAACGCATTTTGTGCTTGTTGAAAGTTTCGTGACATATCTTCATAATAACGACGGCCTTGCATATCGGTTATATTTCTTTGCAGTTCAGATAATTCTAACTCACCTCTTGCACCACCAAACGCTCCTTGACCTACTTGGTTTGCACGAATTTGATTCGCCGCTAACTGTCCTTGACGATTCATTTCTGCTAAAGCATCTTGACTTACCATTTGGGCATAAGGGTCCATGTACGGTTGTAAGTTGGCAGCGGTTGGTATTTGGTCGCTTCCTCTAGCTACTCCTGCGGCTTCGGTTAAAAGTCCAGGGACACCTGCTGCTTGTTGTTGAAAAGAAGCTAGTCCTTGGTTAATAGTATCGGCACCTGTAGTGATATAGGGTGTATAAGCTCCAATACCTTGACCCGCAGTCATTGCTTGTGTTGTTAATGGATCAAGAGCCGCTATCTGTTGTTCAGGAAGAACAACCGGTGTTTCTCCTCTTGCCATAGCATTATCAAGGATTTTTCGTTGGATATCCTCTATAAAGGGGGCTTGGCGTACAATACTTTCTGTGGTAGTTGTTGCCATTACGCACGTCCTCCTTCAAATCTGCTCATTAAATCATACATTCTTGCTGCTCCTAAATTACGATCACCACCGCCTGCATTTCTTACCGCTTCGGCTGTCATTACAAATTCTCCATCGGAAAGGTTAGCCGGAATACTGTCCGAGGTTCCTGTGCCAGGGCCTTTTATTTCTCCGCCACCTGCCGCTAATATCATAGGTTGTTGCTGATTGACGGGACCTCCTAATTGTGGACCTACATTCTTTGCATATAACTGTTGATTTGGGTTTTGCATAAATATACCACTAGCTTGTATATCAGGTGGAGATTGTAGTGGACGGGCCATATTTAATTGTTGATAAGGAACCGTAGTTTGTGGTGTTTTAAAAGCTTCTTGCGCTAATCGTTGTAAAAGAGGCGATTTAAAATCATTAGGACTAGGTGTATAATTTGGATCGGGTGTAGCTACTCCGCTTCCTCCAAATATACCACTTGCAGTTTGTGGTTGCATGGAACCTATAAAGTTAGATCCTGGTGTTGTTGCTGTATTCGTCATCATAGTTTCAGATTCCGAAACCATTACAGGAGGACGACCTGCTTTATACGTTACACCTTCATGTATAAATGTATCACCTGGGTTACCTGTTAATAATATTTCTTCGTTTTTTTGTTCTAAAGAATTACCTGTTGCATCAGTCATTAAATCTTGTATGCCCCCTGTTCTAAAACTAGCAATTCCGCCTTTATTATATATTTGCATTCCTGCTGAAGAAGTGTCTAAAGGTTGTGTAGGTAAAGGATTTACAAAAGGTGCGTATTGATTATTTAAATAATTTTGTGCTTGTTCTTGTGTAATTCCTGCTGAAGAAGCTATTTGCGAAGCACTTTGTGTTGATGGGAAAATACCTGCATCTAATAATAATTGTTTAGCTTCAGGAGAACGACTCCATGTAGCGTAGTCTGCTCTTCCTCGTTGTGCATTATAGTTTGACCATGCTTGTTGTTGTGCATTAGTTTGACCTTTTAAACGAGGATCATCTGCTTCTGGAACATCTTCTTCATCAGCCATAAAATACGCAGCTGCAGTAGTAACAGCCGGAACAACTAAGTTTCCTGCTTGTTCTCTTACTATTTGTGCACCTTTTTCGCCTAAATTACGATCTAACCAACTTGTGTCACCGTCTATTACTCCTTTATCGCCTATTCCAGACATAGTGCCGTCAGCATTGGTTATAATATCGCCAGAAGTGCTACTACCACTAAACTCACTTCCAAGTTGGTTAACGTTTCCTGTGCCTGTGCCTCTTCCAACATTATCAAACCCACCACCACTAGTTGTTTGAGCACTTGGATAAGCATTCGTATCTGTTATAGAAGCGTTATAGACTCGTGAGTCAGGATTAATTCCTGTTTTATTACCTATATTATCATATACTGTTCCTTTTTCTCCTATTACATTATTATATTGGCCTGCACTTTGAACGCTTGGGCTCATAAGATTTGCATCATAAGAAGGAGTTACTACATCAAAAGCTCTTCGTAAGAATCCTGCGTTAGGATCTGAAAAACTAGTGCCTACTTGTGGAGCAGTACTTTGGAAAGCTAAGTTCATACCTCTTGGACCAAATATACCTTGTGCTAATGGATTATTTGCCCCACTAGAAAATAAATTACTTGCTGCTTGGAACGGAGCTAATGCACCTTGTTTTAAGCCACTAAAGAATCCTTGCATTCCTTGACCGGCTTTAGCGGACATAATACCTTTTACACCACTACCTAAAGCAGACATACCGTAAGACAAAGCGGCTCCTTTAAGGGCATCTCCCCACGAACCTCCTTGCATTTTTGTCATTAAAGCCGAAGCTATCGGACCACCAATACCTGGGGCAATCATGTTTCCTATAATTGGAACAACAATAGGAGCTATTTTTTTTACAACTTTACGAATAGCTCTAAATACTCTTTTAAAGAAAAACTCTGGTTGCCCTGTTAAAGGGTTAATAGAGTTTAAAGAATTTCCTACAACATAACGATTAGGGTCTTTAATTCCCATCATACGCATTTGTTGGAATAATTGATTTTTTAATTCAGGATTGGCTTCTAATATTTCGGCAGGAACTACGGTTTCCCCATGAGCAGCGTGAACCATATATTCATCGCCGTACCGTCCTAAAGTTCCTAACCCAGTGGCAAGAGCTTCAATGGATGGCTCTCCTTGGTATTTAGGTGTTTGAGTCTGCATTTATGATACCTCCAAAACACTTGCGAAAACATTTATAACGTTTCCGGTTGCACAATTTACTAGAAGCGTATCACTTTCCTC